CCCTAGAGAGGGTTCTTATCATTCTTGTTCAGTTTATCTTCTGGCATTACTATCTTATAATGTATATGTTGTTTCCCCGTACTGCGCACCGCATGACTGGGTACTTTGAAGAAGAGGCTGTAAATAGTTACACCAGTTACTTGGCACTAATAAATGCAGGAGAGATTGAAGATGTCCCTGCCCCACAAATTGCCATTGACTATTACGTAGATCTTGAAGAGGGTGCAATGCTCTCTGATATGATTGTTTGTGTCCGTCGTGATGAAATGCACCATGCTAAGATCAATCACGCCTACGCAGACGAATATTGATGGCAAATATTCATAACATTTATCTATAAAAACGATTGCAGAAGAGGTTTTTATTAGATAAATACTATTGCGGATGTATTTACGAACATGTAATAATGTTGTATAATATCCGATTGATTACTACTTATATTATGAGGTTTAAATGAGCAATGAATTTTTATGGGTTGAAAAGTATCGTCCACGCAAAGTCTCGGAGACGATTCTACAGAAAGAACTAAAGACTACTTTTCAAAACATCGTAGATGGCGAAGAAATTCCCAACATGATGTTTGCAGGCACCGCTGGTACTGGTAAGACCACAGTCGCACGAGCGATCTGTGAAGAACTAGATCTCGATTATATCGTAATCAACGGATCAGAAGAAGGCAACATTGATACACTACGAGGAAAGATCAAGCAGTTCGCCTCTTCTGTTTCGTTGTCCGGTGGTTATAAAGTAGTCATTCTGGATGAGGCGGATTACCTCAACCCACAGTCCACACAACCTGCGTTGCGTGGATTTATTGAAGAGTTCTCGAACAACTGTCGTTTTATTATGACATGTAATTTCGAGAACCGTATTATCGAACCACTGCATTCTCGTTGTACTAAGATTGCGTTCAACACGACCAAGAAAGGTCTACAGTCTTTATCGGCAGACTTTATGTCTCGTGCGATGGACATCCTTCGAGACGAAGGTGTCGAATATCACAAAGACGTGTTAGCGCAAGTCATAATGAAACACGCACCAGACTGGCGGCGTGTACTAAATGAGTTGCAGAAGGGGTCTATCTCGGGAACACTTAGCGTTGCTCCAGCAATGGGACAAGACGTAACAGACCCATACACCCAGTTGTTCACAGCTATACGAGATAAAAACTTCAAGAAAATGCGGTCGTGGGTCGTCAACAATATTGATGTTGAACCCGCTTCTATTTTTCGCGGCATCTATGATCGCATGTATGATCATGTCGCGCCCAACAGTATTCCACAACTTGTTCTTATTCTTGCTGATTATCAGTACAAGAATGCCTTCGTTGCGGATCATGAATTGAATCTGGTCGCTTGTCTCACTGAAACGATGGCAAATGTAGAGATCAAAGCATGAACCCGTTTGAGTTTGTAAATAGTATAAACAGTACTAAAGTCAATCTCATGGATAAAGATGCGGATACTGAGACTAAATATAACTCATTTCTAGTAAATAGGTCACTATCTTATTTTCCAGAAACTGTAATTATGTCTAATGAAATGAATCGTCTGCACCACTTGGATTCTAAATTACAATACGACTTTCTTATAAATATTGTACGTAAGAAGAAACGATTCTCTAAGTGGGATAAACCTGAAGAACGTACCGACATAGAATGTGTGAAGCAGTATTTCGGTTATAGTGAAAGCAAAGCAAAACAGGTGGTAGGTCTTTTGTCAGAATCACAAATAACAACAATTAAAAGTAAGGTATCCATAGGTGGAAGAGAATAATCTAGTTCAATGGAACGCTGACATGATGTTAGAGATCACGTTAGCAGAACCAGATGACTTTTTAAAAGTCAGAGAAACCCTAACAAGAATAGGTGTGGCTTCTCGTAGAGACAACACCCTATTCCAATCATGCCATATCTTGCACAAGCAGGGTAGGTATTTTATTGTCCATTTCAAGGAGTTGTTTCTACTGGACGGTAAGAAATCAAACTTAGAAGTTTCAGATATGGAACGACGCAACACGATCGCAACCCTTCTACAAGATTGGGGTTTAGTTGCAATCGTCAATAAAGATGTTGCACTTGACTGTGCGCCAATGAGACAGATCAAGATCATCTCATACAAAGATAAGTCCAACTGGACATTGAAACCAAAATATAACATCGGAAATAATTGATGACTATAGAACATTATGGTATTTTTGACGGTCGCGATGAGAATATTGGGACTAAGACCCCATTCGTAGGTAACTTGCCATTTGATATGGGAGAGACTTACGGGTGGGATCAGTTCATGGAAATGATGGATTCTCACCCCGATGATCTTTATGATCGTAACTCTGATAAGATGCGTATAGGTCTTAACAGTTTTCATTCTCGCGGAAGTTCTCCGGAGTTCGCAAAGGTAATCTATAGTGAGTTAGAAGATGTCTTCTCTCTGCACTCAGATAAAAGAAATATAACGAATATTGCATTTAGCGGATTTGGTCGAGAAAGTGGTTCTTATCCATGGCACAAAGACTCCATGGATGTGTTTTTAGTACAAGTTATTTCGACTGTCGGTCTCAAAGTAGAGGGCATCAATAACGAAGAACCATTTGATTTTAAACCAGGGATGTATGTGTACTTGCCTAGAGGAACACACCATCAAGTGTTTCCTAAAATCTCACGAGTATCATTCTCATTTGGTATTGAAGGAGACCCAGACCCCTCTATGTATTACTAAGGAGTCGCCCACATGACTGAAGAAACGAAGATAGTATCTCTAACAGAAGTCATCAAGCAAAAAGAGAATAAACAAAAAGAATTGGATATGTACCGAAGACATCTAGATGTGATTGAGAGCAGACTGTCTTACCTTCTAATGGATAAGAAAGTCACTCTAGAAATCATCCAGATGATCGAAAACGATGAAGTCATACACATTGGTGATGACAACTATGATTTAGATGAGTGAATTATTCACGAATTTAATATTACTGATATACGTATAAGTTGTATATATAGTAGTGACCTGCCACATAAGTGGGGGTTATTTTAAACTTGCTTAAAACTAAGGAGTTAGCAACATGACATTAACAGCAAAACAACTGTTCCCACGTTCAGCATTCGTCGGATTTGATACTATGATCGACGAATTGGATAGAGTCGCACGACACTCGGGTGATACGTTCCCCCCGCATAATATTCTAAAGACGGGAGAGGATCAATACCTAATCGAGTTAGCAGTCGCCGGATTTACGGAAGACGAACTCGAGATCGAAGTAAAGAACCGAACACTTAGCATTCGAGGGTCTGTACTAGACACTAGAGAGTATATTCATAAAGGCATTTCGACGAAGAGATTTGAACGTCAGTTCCGTCTGTCGGAGTATGTTGAAGTAATGGGAGCTGATTTCAGGAACGGGTTACTTGCCATCCAATTGGAGGTAATAATCCCTGAAAGTCAGAAGCCTCGTAAAGTAGCGATTAATTCGGGCGTCACTTATCAATCGACCCCGCAACTTTTAAACGAGGAGAGCAACAATGGAGAAGAGCAACCGAGCCAACTCTAGGTTAGAAGAGATGGGTTGGATGTTCGCAGGACTATCAAGTGTATTCGTGGTAGCCGTCTGTGTCCAACAACTAATGTAATAAATAAGGGGGAGTAGCATCCCCCTTTTTTGTGAGTAATATGAAAGCAATACAAATAGTAATGAAAGGAGACGAACGGTCTGAAGAGTACGCTGCACTCTCCCGTCAGTCTTTCCAACGCGCCATCGACGAAGGTTATATCGACTCCATCGAAACCTTTGATGCAATCACCCCACAGTCCGATACGTTTCAAGAACATGTAGATAAGTATGTTTGGTCTAAAAGTCTTATGACCCTAGATCTAAATTCTGGTAACAGTAAAGACGATCACTCACCCACAGAGAAAGCAGGGATGTGTTCTCATTGGGAACTTATGCGGCAACAAGGGCAGTCCGACGAAAAGTTTTGGATACTAGAACACGATACTTGGTTGATAGAGGAACGGTACGAAGCATTCAAACTGCTCGTTGAGTACGCAGAGAACACCCTCTACGCGAATATAGGACTGTTCATGGGTATGTATTGCATGGACCGAAACTTCGCGCACTGGGGTCACCACATGATGACCAACAACAACTTCCCAATTAACTGCGGTCCTTACTGTGTGTTGCAACGTCTTTTCAGAACATATACTACGCAACATTTAGAACGACCAGAAGTCGATCACTATGGGATTAAAAATACAGCTTTACATCCTTGGCATGATTGTGATACTATAGGTGTTGGTCGTGATATTGGGGTCTACTTTAATTACAAAGATCGTGATAAGACAGGCATTCCAACACCGACCACACAGTTGATTTCAAAACGTTTGTGCGTGACGCAGGATCATCATGGATACAAAGAAAAACAAATTAAGGAACCTTGGACTAGACACAATTTTTTTCACGTTATTGATTGACATTAAACTTTTTTTATTATATAATCTCCTACATGACTAGATTCTATACCAACGTTTCCCGCATCGGGAACAACATTCTTTATCGCGGATATGATAATGGTCAACAGATCAAAACCCGCGTTCCCTTCAAACCAAAACTTTATGTCTCCGGCGACTCACCTTCAGAGTGGAGAACTCTAGATGGCCGGTCTATGGTTGAGATGCAGTTCGAGACCATGAAAGAGGCAACGGAGTTCACGAAGCAGTATCGTGACGTTTCTAACTTCAAGGTTTTCGGTCAAAATAATTACACTGCTCAATTCATATCCGAATATTGGCCGAACGAAATTAAATTCGAACGCGATCAGGTTCGCGTTGTTAATATTGATATCGAGGTAGCTTCTGACTCTGGGTTCCCAGAACCCGAATCTGCAAAACACCCTATCATCTCTATCGCCATTCGTAAGAACGACGGAAACTACTGGGTGTGGGGACTCAATGACTACACTCCTTCTCGTGAAGATGTTCTGTTTATCCGTTGTGACAACGAGATGGACCTGATCCGTAAATTTGTGGAACACTGGCAGAGTTACAGTCCCGACATTATTACAGGATGGAACACACGATTCTTTGATATCCCTTACATCGTCAACCGATGTTACAATCTTTTTGGTGACGACACGTTAGTAAAACGTCTGTCGCCTTGGGGTCTCGTGCGCGAGAGAAAGCAGAAAATTAATGGACAAGAAAACCAAGAGTATATTATTGACGGCGTTGAGCATCTTGATTACCTTGAGGTCTTTAAAAAGTTTACCCTCAACACGATCGGAAGATTAGAGTCTTATCGGTTAGACTTTGTTGCGCACGTCGTCCTAGGCGAAAGCAAACTCTCGTATGAAGAACACGGAAACCTACACACCCTTTATAAAGAGGACTACCAGAAGTTTATTGACTACAACGTCAAAGACGTGGAGTTGGTGCACAAGATCGATGAGAAACTTGACCTAATCTCTCTGGTACTCACTATGGCGTATCGTGGCGGTGTCAACTATACAGACACTCTCGGTACGACTGCGATCTGGGACTCGATCATTTACCGCATGTTGAACAACCAGAAGATCGTGATCCCCCCCAAGACAGAGAAACCCAAGACTCCATATCCTGGCGGGTATGTTAAAGAACCTCAAGTTGGTGCGCATGATTGGGTGACCTCATTTGACCTGAACTCTCTGTATCCTAACATCATTGTGCAGTACAATATGTCGCCGGAGACTGTAGTCGATGGTATTGTGCCCGA